AGACTTGATGGTCTCCTTGAACTCTTCGTCAATGTTGAAGTTGACAAAGAAGTCCATCGCAGCCAAATACTTGTTGACCAATTTGTTTATAATTGGAACGTACTGCTTAATGATTTTCGACTTAATCCCGCCATCTTTAAGCAACTGCGCGACAATATCGTAGTTCTGTGTATTTTCTGATACTTCTTTTCTCTTTTCGTTGAATGCTTGTAATGCGTTTAATAGTTCTTTAGACTGAGCCTTAAACTCATCGCTCATCGCTGGCTTGCTTTCAATTTCACCAATTTCCTTTTCAAGTTTCGTAATGTAGTTTCTGATCTGCTTACGAGAAGTATTGATGCGCACAAGATCTTGCTCGAGAGTCTTGAGTTCCTTTTGAGTTGTTTTGATGGTATTGATTCGCTGTAAAACGGCATCGCTCTCTTCCTTGAGTTTTTGCAGACCTTCGGTTAGTTCTGTAATTTTACTGTTGCAAGTGTGGACTTTTTCTTCTTTATTATTGATAGCCTGATCGCAGGTTGGACAGGTGGAATTGACGTTATAAAATTCAATATCTTTTTCAAGTTTTTGAATATTACCTTCGATCTTGGCTTCAAGATTGTTTAGTTTAGTAAATTTCTTCGAAGTTACATCTTCATCTGATGTGAGGAAAATTAAATCATCTATTTGTTTTTCTTTATCAGCTGCTTCAGTGTTCAGTTCTGACAATGCATTTGTGTTATCTTTAACTTCTTGCTTCTTCGCTTCTACAATTTCTTTTGTATTTTTCTTGAGTTCATCAAGATGTTTCTTGTGTAGTTCAATTTTATCTTTTGTGTTATCAATATGAATCTTAAGTTGAGCGGCTTCGTCTTTGAGAGTGTGTAGTTTGTTCTTTACAACAACATTCATTGCAGAAAAGATTTGAATATCGAGAAGATCTTCGATAACAGTTCTACGATCAGCTGCCGACAACTGCATAAATGGAGTAAAGTTTGTAGATCCGAGAATAACAATCTGCGTGAACGACTTAAAGTTCATCTTCAGAATTGTTTTCTCAAGTTGTTCTTGGTAATCTTTAGACTTGGCGTCCTGATTCAAAAGATCGCCATCAACAAAAATTTCAAATACGTTTGGTTTAATTCCACGAATAATCTTGTATGACTTCTTACCAATATCAAATTCAATTTCAACAAGACAATCTTTCTCATTGATAGAATTGATAAGTTGTGGCTTATTGATGCTTCGAAATGGCTTACCAAACAAACTGAATGTGATGGCATCAAGGAACGTGGATTTACCAGCACCGTTCTCACCGACAATTAATGTCGTCGAATTTTCATTTAGATTAATTTCGGTAAAGACATTTCCTGCGGAAAGGAAATTCTTATAGCGAACACGCTTGAATAGAATCACGCACTCTCCAACGCAATTGCTTGGTGATAAACATCACGCAATACAGTTTTAATTTTATCTGATTCAACTGGTAATGTCAATCCGTCGACGTATTTGTTCAAAATAGTAATAGTGTCTTCAGCCTGATCAATATCCACATCAACATTCTCAGTGATCTCTGAGAAGTCTTCAACTACAGAAGCCTCAATAGGATTTACTTTTGCGATAGCATCGAGAAGCGTGTCAAACAAGAAAGAATTATTGCGCTTTTCTACAACAATCTTAACATACTTATTTGTAAGATGCGAGTAATCAGCTTGAACAATATCATTGTAGTATAAACTATCATCGTTATACTTGATTTTATAAAACATTTGACTGTTGTTTTTGATAAACTCGAGACTGCGTGTTTCGGTGTCGAAGATATGAAATCCACGTTCATCATTGTAGTCAGCCCAAGTCATTTCACCAGGAGTACCAACGTATACAATACTGCCGTTGTTGCTCTTATGATGAAAGTGACCTGACAAAACAATATCATATTTCGATAATATTGCAGGATCCATACCTTCATGACAAATATTGCCACGATCCATTTCAAATCCTTGTAGTTCAAAGTGACCGAAACAAACTTCATGCTTGCTGTTTTTAATAAAGTCAAGAACTTCTGCTTCGTTGTCCTTACAAATCCAAGGAATAATATCTACACCCCACAGTTTATCTGTGAATGGTTCATCATATACATGAATGTTATTGTATTCTTTAAGAAGTAATTGTGGTGAGTTTACTTCGAGTGTATTCTTAAATGTAATATCATGATTGCCGAGTAGAGTATAGAAGTTAATCTTTCTATCTTTCATCACATCGAAGAAATACTTGCGGCAAAGCGCAAGTGTTTGAAATGAAATGTACTTACGACGATCAAACAGATCACCCAACTGCATCACTTCTGTGATGTTATGTTCTTGGAGATATGGGAAGAACTGTTTTAAATAAAATTCACGATAGTGATTATGAAAGGCAAGACTATCGCCTCTCATACCAAAATGTGTATCACCCAGGATTGCTATCTTCATAAAACTTTTCTAAGATACCTGCTTTCTTTGCTTTCTTAATCTTTCTGGCTGTCTCATAGTTTTGAATAAACTCAGAGATATTCTCGTACAATTCAAATTGCCTAAACGTACCATCTTCATTTTCGTTCAGCTCGAATTCATCAAGCACACCAGCAGTTTCAGTTGACTTGTACTTAACATACAACTGCTTCTTTTCTTTTTGAATCCTACGCAAGAATGCAAAATATGCAATTTGTGTGAAATAGGCAAATGGATTGCTCGACTTATTTGGATCAAAGTTGTCAACGTACATTACGCAGTTTTCAATTGCATCAGCGACCATTTCGTCGCGGAAAGTATACGATAAAAAATTTGGTTTATGTGAAAGATTCTCAGCAATCATCATAAAGCATTTTGCTATTGTAGCGGGAATCTGTGGTTTAGGCAAACCTTGTCGCTTTGCTTTACGAATGGATTGACGATACTTGATCATCTCTTTCAAGAAATCTTTATTATTAATGTAGTGATTTTTTGCCATATTAGTGTACTGGTTTGTCCTTTTTATTTGCCATTGCTTCGAGAATAGAAACAACTTTTTGTGCTGCGTCAGAAACTTCTTCTGGTGATTTGATTGTTTTTGGTGCGTTGATCTTAGCCTGATTATTGTAAAAGAATTGACTCACATGTTGATACTGTTGAACAAAGTCAGGTTTAATTGGTGTGACAAACAACACCTCATTCATCTCAAACGTCACTTCCTTAAGATCAATTATTGACTGTGGTAGATATTCTTGAAGAGAAAGAATTTGTCGCCCCTCTTCGAAGTCTGTATCAACCTCAACTCTCAATGGCAGTTCAATGTGAATACAATCTTCTCCATATGTGACAAACCCCACGATGTCATCTGGTTGATATCGAAGACGTACAAATTTTAAATCGTTTACATCTGACATTAATTTATCCTTACGTTATTGGTTGTGAAAGGAAATTTTTCTTCACTGTAGATCTTCACTCTTTCCTCATAGTGCTTCAGCGTGAAGTTTGTATAAGGACCATAACGCAGATCATCAGCAATATCATAAAGTGTAGCAGCGTCTTTGTTTTCACCCAAACGCAGCACACGTCCAATAGACTGTAGTGCTCGAATCTTACTCTTTGTTGGAGAGGAGAATATAATATTATGTAGGTTACGGATGTTCACGCCTGTCGAGAATGTTCCGTAACTTGCCACAATGATCGCATCGTTTTCTTTTTCTGTAATATGCCTTACAGCCTCGCGATCCTCTGCCTCAACTCCACCATGAATGAAGAATACTTTTCTTTCTTTGACCTGGTTTGTTAACAGATCATAAAGTATTTTACCGTGTTTCTCTACATAAGTAAATAAAATTAAACTATTTCCTTTCAAATTTATAGCAAGATCAGCAATAAAGTTATTTCGACCTTCATGCTGCGTCAAGAAGTTCATCTCATCAGGATACGCAAATCCCTTAACTGCTTTACATGCTGCTTCTGGATACTTTAACACGATGCACTTAATGTTAAAATTTGCCAGTTGCTTGCGCTCAATCAGTTCTTTTGTAGATACAACTTTAAAAACTGGACCAAACAATCCTTCAAGAACAAGTTTATTCACTTTACTATCATCAAGTGTGCCTGTAGTGCCAACGCGCACATCGCAGTTGATGAGTTTGGTCATAATAGATGTAAGAGACTTGGCTTTGAATGTATGCGCTTCGTCACCAATGATAAAATCAAACTGTGCAAAGTATTTCTTAGGCATCTCGTAGATAGATTGCCAAGTTGATATTACAAGATCGCTATCAGGGATTTTGCTTTCGCCACCATAAATTTTCTGACAATGTTTCTCTACATCCCAACCATTATTGCTGGAATAATTTTGAAAATCACTGTGCATCTGAGTAACCAGATTGATTGTTGGCACTACAAGCAATCCGCGCTTCTTACCTGTATTCAACAGGTGGCGAATCATCATGTAGATTATAAGCGACTTTCCACTCGCGGTCGGTGAAATGAGTACAGTTCTTTTCTTTGTAAGTCCGACGCAAGACGCAAGATATTGATAATCTCTGGGTTCCATGGGAAGCGAGAGAGCATCTGCAAGGTTCTTCGTGTCGATCGGAAAGACTTCCTTGTCTTCTTCAAATTCATATGAATAATTCCTTATTCTGCAGAACTCCCGAATGTATTTCTCGAGTCCCGCATATATTTGTTTAGTGCGTAAGTTGAGGAGACGTATTTTTCCGTCCCAATATTTATTGCGAAACGCTGGTGAAAATTGATAACCTGGAGTCGAGAATGTAAAAAATTCTGACATCTCTTGAAGAATGCCATCATCTGCGTTAATTTGAACATAGATATTGTTTACTTGTTGAACCTTAACATCACACATCAACGAGCACCTTGTATGAACTTCTCCCAGCCCATGTACTCTTTTAATTGCCAAGTACGATTGTTAAGTTCTTTCATGACGTTGGTGCAGAAACTTGCTGCTTCTTCGTGATATGCTTTCTTACGTTTGAGTTTATTCAAATCATCATCACCATCAAGATAAACAGTAATGTCAGACTTGAGTGTAAACCGAAATGGTTCCCAACCAAGTTTATC